TTTCAGGCTTATCAGGCAACCGTGAGCGTTGCTAATGCTGTAAACTCTTGGAGATCGATCGACGGAGATGAATTAAACGTAATTGGCTCTACGGGCCTTCGTGACGACATTCCGAATATCAATCCTAACCAGACGAAACAGCAGATCGCTTTTCAACAGCTTTATGGATACTGGAGATCAAGAACTCTTTTTACTATTCAGACTCCATGGGCAATATTTAAAAACATGTCGATTGAGGATTGTCGAGCGGTTCAACCTGAAGAAAGTAATAAATACTCTACGTTCGAGCTACAGTGGAAAATGCTACGATTCGCTCAGACAAAAGAAGTTTACTCTTCTGAAAGTTCAATATTTAACAATCAACTTGCTCCAGAAAAAAACATAGGAGAAGGAAGCACAGGCGCAGATCAGATCTTCGACTCGAGACTTCCGGTTTAAATATGAAACAAATTCAACAGATCACAGATTACGCTAATCAGAAGCAGACTATTAGTTTGCCCGATGGGACTACGTTTCAGTTAACGCTTTATTATGTTACACGCCAAAATGGATGGTTCATTAAGGAACTTTCATATGGGGATTTCATATTAAAAAATGTTCGAGTTGTTAGCAGTCCAAACTTACTTTATCAAAACAGAAATCAAATTCCTTTCGGGATTGCCTGCTTCACTGAAAATAACAGAGAGCCAATGTTCCAAGAGGATTTCCTTTCAGGTGCGAGTCAGTTATTCTTATTAACCTCGGACGAAGTAAAGGCCTACGGAGACTATTTAAGTGGAATCTAAATTTGATCGTAACTATGTTTTAAAAGTTCAAAGGACGGATGATCCAGCACTTTCAATTGAAATTAAACGACCGTTTACGATCGATTTCGAAATCCAACGAAACTACTTAAGCTCTGGATGCAATTCTACAATAACGATTTACAATCTTTCGGAGTCTACTCGAGCACAAATAAGGAAAGATCAACAGGAGTACGCTCTCTTTAAAGCTGTTTCCCTGGCCGCAGGATATGGGAAAGATCTATCAACCTTATTCATTGGCCAGGTAGATGAAGCCGCGAGCATCAGAAACAACGTTGATTTTTCGACGACTATACAGGCTCACGACACCGGACAAACTCCTCAACTGGCTGACGTCAGTGTTTCATACAAGGCTGGCACTTCAAATAGAAGCATCATCCTTGATCTAATCGACAAGCTTAAGCCTTATGGGATTCAGCCAGGTGCGATCGGAGACGTTCAGGGAAAGATCACTAAAGGAGCGGCATACAGCGGAAACGCCATTGATATTCTCAGAGATCTAACCGGAGGATCTTTCTTCATAGACGCAGGAAGAGCTAACGTAATTTTCAATAATGAGTTTATCGAGGGCGGAGAGTTTTTAATCAATGCTGAGTCGGGACTCTTGGGGACACCTGTACAGCAAGGATTTAAAACAACTCTAAACATGCTACTCGAGCCAAAACTATTTATTGGCCGTCGCGTGCGCGTTGAAGTTGAATCAGAATTGAACTTTAACGGTTCTTATCGAGTGATCGCCCTTAAGCATAAAGCGATTATTTCCGATGCTGTTAATGGCCCCGCGATAACAAGCTTAGAACTTGAAAAAATATCTCCAAGCTGGAGATCTGTAAAATTTGAGGCGTTCAGATAATGCAACCACCAAAGATCATAAATACAGAACCATCTTTAAAAGACCTGCTTGATGCACACAAGAAGGATATTTTCTTCACGATGAATTGCCACGCGATCGCAACGATTGAGTCTTTCGATTCTTCTAATCAGACCTGTGTTGCCAAGATTAATTACGATAAAATGTTTTACGAATTGAAAAATGGAAAATATGTCCCTAGAGCAATTCCCTATCCGATCTTGACAGATATTCCCGTCGTCTTCTTAACTGGAGGTAAGTCGGGATTGACGTTTCCAATTGCCAAAGGAGATCAAGCCTTAATCATGTTCAACGACAGAGACTCGAGTAATTGGTTTGAAGGGGCCAATTCAGGGTTTGCCGCATCACCAAGAATGCACAGCTTGTCAGATGGAGTGGCTATCGTCGGGCTTCACAGGAAGTCCAATTTGATTTCTGGCTTCGATGTTGCTAATCCTCATTTGTGGAATGAAAAGGCAGGAATAAGATTTAAGCCAAACAAGCTTGAAATATACAATGAGACCGATAAGCTCGGGGCTCTTCTTCAAGAACTGATTGATGAAGTAAAATCGTTAGTAACGCAAACGGCGGCTATCACGGTTCAAAGCACAACCCCAGGAACGCCCACTTCTACTCCAAACAATGCTGGGGCTATTAGTGCAATTGCTGGAGATCTAACTGCCACTGCAACCAAAATACAAGGGTTATTAGAATGAGAACAAGAGCAGTTGATGCGCAAAATGATTGGTTTTTTGGAAAAGGTAAAAACGATTACAAGGTCAACATTTTTGCAGTCGCACAAAACGTCAAGACAAGATTGCAGTCCTTTTTAGGAGACTGCTTCTTTCAATCCAACGCTGGACTGGACTGGTTCAACCTTATGGGTGATAAAAACCTTCCAGCACTCGAGTTGGCGATCTCCTCTGTTATTTTAAACACTGCCGGAGTGACAGGGATAGTTGAAATTTCCACAACTGTAGGCGAGAATAGAGAAGTAATAACTCAGTACACAATCGACACGGTTTACGGCCGCTTTAGCAGTTCGACAGCCCAAGGAGTATAGCAATGCCCAATATCGTTAATGCCAGCGGTATATCAGTAATGACTTATCAAGAGTACGTGGACTACTTCACGACTCAGTATAAGAACATTTACGGCGTGGATATAAATCTCGATCAAGACACTCCAGACGGACAGATGATGAATATTTTTATTCAAGCCCTAGTCGATCAAGGAGATTTTGCAGTACAGATTTTTAACAGCATGAATCCCGACTATGCCGTTGGGAAAGTTCTAGATCAAAGAGTTTCAATAAATGGAATTCAAAGACAGGCTGGTACCTACACGATCACTCCTGTATCTATCACAGTTAGTCAGGCCGTAAATCTTTACGGACACGATCAAACGATTAATGAAATTTATACAGTCGCGGATAATGCCGGAAATGAATGGGAATTAGTAGAATCAGTTTCGTACTTAGCGGCTGGTACTTATTCAGCTCAATTCAGATCTGCAATCCCGGGAAAATCTCTTACTATCCCCAATACAATTCAAACTCCAGTTACAATCGTTCTAGGAGTCGAATCAGTTAACAACCCTTCTGCGGCGACGTCGATCGGGATAAACGAAGAGACTGATTATGAATTAAGAATTAGACGTCAGGGTTCTGTTGCATTGGCATCTCAGGGATACAATGAGGCCCTTACTGCCGCACTGGAAAATATCACGGGACTTACTTATGCAAAAGTCCATGAGAACAAAAATGATGGGATTAATTCAGACGGACAACCCGGCCACTCTATCTGGGTAATTGTATCCGGCACATATGAAGACTATGATGTTGCTCGAGCAATTTACATTTACAGAAATGCTGGTTGTGGAATGTTTGGACAAAAATCTTTTGTGATCACTCAAAAAGACGGATCTCCTTTCGAGTTAAATTGGGATAACGTTTTAACTGAAAATGTGTTTATCAGATTTAAAGTTTCATCTCTCGATGGAGTTGTGCCAGTAAACGTCGAAGCAATCAGAACACAGCTTCCGTCGATATTCATACCTGGCATTTATCAAAAATTAAACATCAACGATCTCGCAAGCGCAGTAAAGCAAATCGACTCGAACGCTCTTGTGGAAGACGCTGGGTTTAGTTTGGCAGACACTGGACCATGGAATCCGACAATTATTCCTAGCTCAAAAAACAAACAATTTATTGTCACTTCTCCCAACATCATCGTAACGCCAATTCAGATTAAGCCAGTTAATCCAGCAGTGCTTGTTGATGAACTTAGACAGTTCGTGGCTTTCGGAGGGTTTGGTGCTTACACATTTACTCTGACTTCCAACAACTCTGGGGCCGTAATAACTCCTACTGGAGCTTATACTGCCGGAGCAACGCCAGGAACAGATATCGTTCAAGTTGAAGATGAAAAAGGAAACACAGCAACCTCTTCAGTGACGGTGTCGTAATGACAACACAAGAGATTATTGATTACTACGTTAATCTTTTAATCATGCAATACAAGGGAAAGCCTCGAGCAGAAGCCCACATAAAAACGTTGATCACTCCAGTTATTGCAGATCAATTGCTGGATAAAATTCAGAACGCCTACAATCTTTCAGATGCGGTAGGTGCTCAGTTGGACACTCTTGGAAAGTATGCTGGAGTCAATAGAACAAGTTACACTTTCACTGGACAAGTAACATTAAACGACGATGAATTTCGCCTACTGATAAGCTTAGCGATTGTTAAAAACACTTCATTCAGCTCATTGTCGGTTATTCAAGACCTGTTGGATGTTTACTTCAATGGACTAATCAGAGTGTACGACTATGCTAACATGCGCATGAGTTACATGATTAGTTCACAGATAGCCAGTCAAAACTTAGCTCAAGTTTTCGTTGCTCAAAACTTACTTCCAGTCCCAATGGGTGTCAATGAAGGGGCTACGGTCTATGCTCCAGATCTAGATACCTTTTTCGGATTTTCAAGCTATGAACTGGCCCCAGAGCAGCTAAGCAACGTCCCTTTCAATACCTATGAAGAATTTAACGAAGACTGGTTTTTCTTAAGTTACGAGTTTGGAATTGGGTCGCCTGCGAACTTTAACGATTCCCTGATCACTGAACAGGGTGATAAGATTGTACAAGAAGACGGATCACAGATATTTATTTAGGAGAGTAGATGAAAAAACTATTATTAATTGGAGCTATTTTTTCAGTCACTGCCTACGCAGTCGATTTAAAAATATCTCAGCTTCCTCAGCTTTTAAATGCGAACTCAAACCCTAGTGACTCGCTTCCGATCGTGGACTCAGTCCAAGGACAAACGAAGCAAATCTCTTTAGCGCAATTAGATTTAAGATGGCAGGGTCTTCCTACTGGAGGGACTGCAAATCAATCTCTGACTAAAAACTCGAGTGCAAACGGAGACGTCTCTTGGAAAACAATCGATAAAACCTTTGTTGGCCTGGGGAATGTTAACAACACCTCTGATATCAATAAACCTATCTCGACAGCTACACAGGATGCTTTAAACTTAAAAGCCAACTCTTCTGCGCTGGCACTTAAGGCCGATAAATCTTACGTCGATACAAACTTACTTTTGAAACAAGATAAACTTCCAAACGGGACGAATGGTTATTGTTTAACGCTCGACTCAGGATCTCCAACTTGGCTTCCCTGTGGAGGCGGAGGTGGTGGCGCTGTTTCTTCGGTCTTTGGAAGAACTGGCACTGTTACGGCGCAATCAGGAGATTACACTAAATCACAGGTGGGACTTGATCAGGTTGACAATACCAGTGACGCTGACAAGCCAGTCTCAGATGCCACTCAGGCCGCTTTAAACACGAAGCAAGACTCTTTAGGTTCTGGGACCGAGGGGCAAGTTCTAACTTGGACTTCTGGAAATCCCACTTGGCAGCCCTCTTCTTCTGCGGCCCCGTCCGTGAGCGGATCAATCGGAGCTCCATTAAGCATTACTTCAGGTGCCGGAGTGTCTTTCTCGGGATCAAACGTAAGTAACATAAAGTTTTTAAAGAGTAACGGAGGAACGGTTAATGTAACCGCAAATCCTCAAATTCAGGCCGGAAGTTTCGTTGGGCAAAATCTTGATCTTTATTTTACAAGTGATACTGATATACTAATCCTAGAAGACGGAGATGGCCTCGATCTGCCAGCAGTATTCGTTTCAGCAAACAAAAGATTTCTTTCGCTATGGTGGACAGGTTCTACTTGGTCACAAAAATATAGGAGATAATTTATCATGAAAAAGTATTTATTATTAACTCTCGCCTTGTTTTCGTCGATTGCATTTAGTGCAATTGATATCGACGTTGACACGCTAAAGTCTCCTGACAGGACTAAGACGTGGACACCTCCGGCCGCAACAGACACTTTAGTCGGGAGATCATCAACTGACACTCTGACAAATAAAACGATTGATGGGGCCAGCAACACAATCACAAACGTTACTGCAACAGTAAACGCCAACATGACCGGAGATGTAACGAGTGTAGGAAACGCGACAACTATCGCTCCTGACAAAATCGTTAACTCAATGATCAATGCCACGGCAATGATTGATTACTCCAAGCTTGGGGCGATGGCCACTGGTCAAGTTCTTATCGGAAACGCTGGAGTGGCAACACCAATGGCACTATCTGGAGGAGCAACAGTCGGAGCAACAGGAGTCGTCACTCTTGGAAATTCGGCCGTAATAACTCAGCTTCTTACTGGATACACTTCTGGGGCCGGGACGGTTGCATCGACTGATTCAATTCTTCAGGCAATTCAAAAACTAAATGGAAACGATGGACTAAAGCTTGGAGTGACAAAATCACAACTTGATGTGTCTCCAGTTTCAACAGTTGAACTTCAAGTACCTTTTTCACAGCTGACAACAACTGCCTCCGGGAAAAGAATAATTGAAACAGGAAATTCTAACGAACTTAGAAATCCAAATTTCGAAGCAACAACTTATAACGATAGTTGGAATTGTCCGACTGGTACGATGTCACAGGCAGTAAGTCCTAACGGATACAGAGCACTGGGAATCGTTTCGTCAGGTTCTGGTTTTAGATGTTATCAGACTTTTACTTCTACAGCAGACCTTAAAGGGACACTCGCGAGATTTGGAGCACGAATTAAAACAGGTGCCTCAGACGTAAAGATGTGCGGACTCGATGGAGGAAACGTAACAGCTAACGAAGTTGGTTGCGTAACTATCAATCCTACAAACGCTGGAAAAGTTTTTGATGAGCCAGCGGGCTTTTTCAATTATGGAGACATGGTTTACGGTATCGTAATTTATTCAAATACTGCCGCAGCTTTCCCTACTGTTATCGCTAACACTTCAATGGGTGCGTACCAAGGGAATCCAATTTCGACGTTCTCGAATAATACGGCAGGGACTAGTTATACTCCGACAATTACGGGATTTGGAACTACGAACCCTGCAACCAATCAGTGTAAATGGGCCAGAAGAACAACAGACGCAGTAGTTAGTTGTTACTTTACTTCAGGTACGGTTACGCCAACATTAGCTTCAATATCGCTACCTCCCTCATTATCTATCAGCACGTCTTCTGTCATCGCCTCGAATACTACATCTGTAGCGGGACAAAAAGTCGGGACGTTTTACAACCAAGCTACAGGTAACTACTCTGCGGTTGTTACGGCCACGGGAACAAATGCAGCCCTTGTGTATGTCGGAGGCGTTGTCGCGAGCGCAAACAATCTAGTTCCGGCAAACGGTAATAGCGTTTCAGTTTCTTCAGGTATTATTTCTTTAGAATTCACAGTCCCTATCGCAGGATGGGAAGCCAACACAAACGCAGCGATTGCGGGGTGTGTGAGTGCTGTAACCTGTACGGATGCTTTAACATCAAAAGTATCTGACACTGATGTAGTTTCCGATGAGAATGTTGACTTCATTAACGGTAATTGTACAGATGCTGGAACTGGAAGAGGTACTTGTAATTTTGTATCAGGGGTATTTCCTACAAGTATTCCAAATTGTACGATCACTCCAGTTACAGGTGCCACTCAAGTATTTATCGTAACCCAGTCAACTTCTTCTATTACATATGAGACTAGAAACTCAGCAGGGTCGGCAGCTAACTCAGCGGTAAATATTTCGTGTACTAAAACTGGCGCAGACTTCAAACCTAAAACAGTCGTAGTCTCTCCGCTTCAGGGATACATGAAAGTCCCAGGTGCCGAAAACTTGAATACTGAAACTTTCTCTTTTAGTTTTGGGGCAACTGCAACCACTGCTTGCACAACTGGAACTTGTGCTTATCTGGATCAGATTGGAAACATTGTAAACAACGTGCAGTGGACTGCGACTGGTAACTATACAGCAAATCTTTTAAGAACGTACTCAAAGGTAAAATGCTCTGGAAATGTTTTCGGATCTACTTATCAGATGAGGTGTGAGAACTGCTCGTCTTTCCCAATTATAACAGTTAACTTTTTTGGTGGTTCAAACGTAAACTCGTACGGAACGATTCTGTGCCAAGGAACATATTAATGAAAACATTATTCTTAATCGCACTACTTACTTTAACTTCATGTTCATCTTATAAATGGGTGGACATGGAGGACTGCAAAGAAAGAATTCAAAACTTAGGCAAATGCCGAGAGGTAAAATAAATGGCAAAGATAACAAGAGTCTTTCAGAAGATTTTCGGAGGGGAAGCTCCTCTTTCTCAGGTTGGTCAGTTTGGATCTTTCTCGAACAATGCCCCAATGAAAAGCAAAGATCCCTCAGTGATTCAAGCTTTAGCCAACTGGACTACGGGATGGTATTCAGCTATTAGAGGTGCATACTCTCCGACGATTCAGGATATGAATGGAGTTCTTCTCGTTCTTTCTTATCAGCTCGCCTACATTCTTCAACAGGGCGTTGCTGAGTGGGATGAGGACACTACCTACTACAAAAACAGTATGGTTAATTATGCAGGAACGATTTACATTTCCCTGACTGATGACAACACTGGAAATCCTGTTGGAAGTCCGGCTTACTGGGGCCAATATGGAAACAATGTAAAAACGATTACTGGTGTTTCTGACTATGAAGTACTTCTTTCAGACAACATTATTAGAGTCGACGGAGTCCCTACTGTCTTTCTTCCTCTGATTGCAGAAGTGCCAACAGGGAAAAGTATCAGGATTAAAAACTTAACCGAGTTTCCTGTGGCTATCTATGCTGGAGAGTTGATGGACGGAGTGAATGAAGTTGTGGCAACTTTAGAAAATCAATCGTTAGAGTTTATTAGCAATGGCGTAGACTGGGATATTTTTTAGGAGATATATGAAATTTTTATTAACTTTTATTTTTGTTTTTTTGATGATGATTGGAAGCGTTCATAGCGCATACGTACCAAACACCGCGACGATTTCAGATATCGCGACGGCAATGAGTACAAATATCCAGGCCAGAAAAATGCCAACTGTTTTTGGATACAGAGGAGTGGCATACGGAAATGGTACCTACTGTGCTGTTGCCGCTGGGACGCCCGCGGCCGGTCTTGTGGCCAGCTCTCCTGATGGAGAAAACTGGGTAACAAGGACTGCGGCTTCTGCGAGACTGTGGAAGTCGATAGCGTATGGTGCCGGAAAGTTTGTTGCTATCGCCAGTGATGCCACGGCAGGAGGAGAGTTTATGACCTCCACTGATTGTATTACTTGGACAAGTAGAACAGATGCAAACTTGAGACTAGTAGACGATATTATATGGAACAGTACTTTAAATTTATTCGTTCTAGTTGGAGTTTCCCCAGGTGGAGGAGGAGCCAGCCATAAAGTAGCAACTTCCCCAGACGGAATTACTTGGACTGGAAGAACTTCTGCTATAAGTGGAGGTTGTAGAAAAATTACTGTTAACGAATTGGGTGTAATGATTGCTACTGCTGGCGAGACAGTTTACGGGCCAGGAAGCGTTCAGAGATCGACAGATGGAATCAACTGGACTCAGATCAATCAAGGCGTAATTGGAAATGAAAAGTTCTTTACGGCCTCATGGAATGGTCTATCTGGAGCAAATTCTAAGTTCATGATCATTACTTCAGACGGATATGCCGCAACCTCTCCAGACGGATTACTATGGACTTATCAGGGAAATATGATCGGGATTACTGGAGACGATGCTGACAGCGTTACTGATGTTATCTGGAATGGTTATTCTTGGATAGCTGTTGGGAAAAACATGATAAACGTCTCAAGCACTGGAAAATTCTGGTCTTTGAAAAGTTTTAATTATGTAATGACACCTTCAAAGCTTCTTTTTATGAATAAAAGAATTCTTGGAGTAAACAGAATTCCTCCAGCATCCTCGGACCTTGGAGCTTTTACCTCTCTTAATTTCTAAAAAAACTTGATCCATAACGGGTTGTCATTCATAATGGAATGCATGACGACCCCCATTACAAAAGAACTCAAAAGAAAAATTTCTAAAAGAAAACTCCATCCAAACCTTCGACTATTGATCGAGGAAAAATTGTTTGAGGACGGAATCATCCCGAGCTGTTTTCCAATGAAAGACGTTCAAGAGTGCGTGATAGCGACTGCAATCGCTATGGAGAAGCTTAACATTCGTGAGAAAGGTGGGGAAAATCGCGGAGAACTTGTCGGATACATTCAAGGAGTTGTCGGAGGATTTATTCCGAACGGCACTGGTGATCCTTGGTGCATGAGTGCTGTACAGTGCATCGTTGCATTCTTGGAAGATTATTTTCAAGTCGAGTCTCCTCTTCCTGATACTGAAAGCGTAATGAATTGCTATTCGTCTACAAAAAACAATCAAGATATTTTTTCACTAACTCCTGAAGAAGGTTCCTTTTTTCTTTTTCAAAGTGGAGATCGATGGATGGGCCATGCTGGCACAGTTCTAGAAATTCTTCCCGATGAAAAAATGAGAACGTTCGAGGGCAATACTGGTCACGCCTCAATCCGCGATGGAGATGGTGCTTATTTCCGTGAAAGAAATCAAAAGAAAAATGGCCCATTAACGACTAAGGGATTTGTCAGAGCATTTCCCAACAACATTGTGGAGTAACTATGACAGGACTTAATCTAAAAAGCATTGGAGAGGTCAGTCACGGTCTGGCTGATATAAATCTTACAAAAGCATTATTAGCAGTGCTTGTTTTTTTATTCGATTATCTATTCAAGACAAAGGAGAACTTTATCGGAATTCTAACTCCTGTGATCTTGATTTCCTTGGTTGACACAGCCACGGGTTACATGTGCGCAGTAAGAAACAAAAATGTTGATTCGCAAAAACTTTCTAAAATGCTTGTTAAGGCCTTTAGCTATTCAGCTTATATTGTGATGGCCGGAATTGTTGACGCAGAAGTTGGCGTTGTTCAATTTATGGGACACGAAGCACCGAGCATGATGATTTTGATTAAGTACATGATTCTTACAAACGAAGGTCACTCTATTATTGAAAATCTTTCAAGGCTTGGATTTCCCATCCCTGCTCCGATTAGGGCCAGACTTAGTGCGTTTACAGATGACGGACAAAAAATTATCGACAATAATATAAAAAATTCGGATGAACCGAAATAAGGAGAGTTTATGAAAAAGCATTTAGCACTAATCACAATTTCGTGCATGTTCTTGTCGCTACTAGCGTCTTGTTCAATGTTCGAAGAAAAAGTAATTCCTGCGGCAAAAGCGAAAGCTTCTGAAGTGGTTGTTGCGGCAATCGTAAAAGAAGGACAATGCGCTTCTTCTGCTTCGATTAAAGCTGACGTTGACAAGCTTTTTAAAATTGAATCTCAAGAGTCTGAAAGCCTTGTTGTTTCCGCTATCGTGGAAGCTCAAGAAGCTCCAGCAACACAATCATTTTCAGGCGCACCTATCGTAAGTGGGATTTGTAAGTCAGCAGTTTCGCTTGCTCTTCCTGCCCTTCTCAAAAAAGGGGTTCCCGAAAAATGGGGTTGCTCACTTACTGACTTAAGTTCTAAGTTGGAAGGAATTGCGCTAGGTGCTTGCTCTAAAATCTAAAAACGTGCAAGATAGTAGACGAGAATAAAGGGCTCCATAACGGGGCCCTTTTTTATTGGAGGTTTTTGGATGAACACGGCAGCTATTATTTTAGGAGTATTGGACAAGGGCGCACAGGTCGCTGTTGAGTACTTGAAGAAAAAAAACAAACAAGAGGATCGAAAATACATCGACGATCTTTTGGAGTTTCGTTTGAAGTTGGCAAATGAATTAGCGAAACCAATGGACAAGCAGATGGATAACGTCGTGGAGCTTTACACAGTTAAAGTTCAACTTTTACAAGACATTGTTCTAAAGGACTTACAAGGTGATGCATGAAAAATTCATTTTTATTAGTATTGCTCTTATCCTTACTGGCTTCCTGCTCGACACTCGAGGAGAAAGTAAAACCAAAAGAGTATCACGAAGGAATAAGCCTCGATCATAAGAACATGGTTAATCAGAGAATTGCGGCCAGAACTGGCCATGATGGATTTCTCGTTAATCAGATCTGTAAAGAATTTGATCCCGAGGGAAATTGCACTGGTGCTATTTCTTTTGAGAGATATGATTTGCGTGATCCCGAGATTAGAAAAATTTTAAACGACTTCCGTTTTGCCTGTTACGTTGGCGGGAAGAGATTTAGGATTTCAATGGACAGGCCCGGACTTATTCGACAGGAAGAAGGTTGTACGAAATACAAGAAGAAGCTCATTACTCGAGATGAGTATTGCGCTGAAACTGGAGTCGTTAAAACTGAATATCTGGATGCAGTGGAGAAATATTATTACTTAATTGCTGGGGCGACAGAGTGTCGTTCTGGGTACTAATTGGAGTTCATGAATGAAATTTTTATTTGTATTATTGTCGGCGGCCTTATTGTGCTCGTGCTCACTGCTTAAAAAGAAAGACTCACAGATTCCAGTTGTAATTGTCCCTACTCCAGTAGAAACGATTCCCCCTGTTACTATTCCGTATGATCCAGCGATCGCAATCAAAGATATCATCCAGGTTGCAGACTCATCTAAATGCGCTCTTTATAGATGGAAAGATCGATCAGTAGCTCCTGAAGCTTATATCCGAGGGATGGCGATCATGTACGCTCGTTCTGTTTGTTCTCCATCGCCTGTTATGGCCAGCACGGTTCTAGGGGCAAAGGACAAAGACGCTCTTCGAAATTACGGCCTGGAGGCTTCCAATATTAACGCCCACACTCTATTAATTGGGCTTGGGATGCGTGAAAGTTCAGGGAAACATTGTTGCGGAAGAGATGCAACCGCGTCAAACGTGAGTGCCGAAAGTGCCGAAGCTGGAATGTTTCAGACGAGTTTCGACTCTAGGACGGCTAATCCTGAATTGCTAAAGATCTATAACGAGTTCAAGTCTGGAGCGCGTAAATGCCATCTAGAGACGTTCTCGCAAGGTGTTTCGTGTCCTTCTTCTGATTGGAAGTATTGGGGCACTGGAGAAGGAGTCAATTTCCAGAAAATGGCCAAAGAATGTCCAGCTTTTGCAGTTGAATATGCAGGGGTTACAGTTAGAACCTTAATGCGTCACTATGGCCCGCTTAGAACGCAGGCCGCAGAGTTTAGACAGGAGTGTAAAGCGATGCTGAGTGAAGTCGAGACTCTTGTGAAGTCCAACACTCGCCTGTGTGAAGATCTGTAGCACGGTCTGAGATCCAGACGGGCTCGCAGATATGATCTGAATTAAGAGCAGGCATTGAGTCCTGCTCTTTTTGTTTTTGATTTTCTTCGTCCATTTTATCCCAATAAAATTTTTTCATGGTTGCCCTCCAGCAAACGACATCATGTCCAGAACTTCGCTAAGTCGGACGTATTCTTTTTTAGTTATTTGATAGTGATGATCATTTTCCAGCACTCGAACGAAGCACATTCCTTTAGCGATTGAGAGGGTTTTGGATTCGATAACCTCTATCTCGTTATGTTCATGCTCGAGTTGATCTCCGCTGAATAGCGTTATTTTCAGTTTTGTCATAATTTCTCCAGTGTTTTATATATGATTTTCTGAAAAAATTATTTTGACAAGAAATATTTTGCAAATCCGCTTTACTTTTGCAAATTCGCCTGAAACAATTGAAGCTCAAAAAATTAACACTGGAGGAACCTTGAACATCGAACAAGAACTTAAAGAAGGAAAAGTTATCGTCTATTCGGCCGTGGAAGCCGGCCTGGATGATTTAAGAGCGCGCCATGAAAATGTTGTGGTTGATCTTACAACGCCCGAAGGAATGAAGTCTGCACTTGAAGGAAGAAGAGAGATTAAAGACATCAGAGTTGACGTTGAAAAAAGAAGAAAGGAGGCAAAAGCTCCGGTTCTTGAATACGGAAAACTTATCGATGCTGAAGCTGAAAGGATTACTAACATCCTCAAGCCAATGGAAGACAAGTACGACGTTGAGATAAAAAAAGAAGAAGCTCGTAAGAAAAAAGAGAAAGAAGAAAAGGAAGAAGCTGAGCGTGAAAAAGTCCGTGCTCAGATTGCCGAAGACCTTAGAAAAAAGCAGGAAAAGGAAGACGCTGAAAGAAAAGAGCGTGAAGAAAAACTTGCCGCTGAGGCCGCTGAAAACAAAAGAAAAGCTGACGAACTCGCTAAACAGGAAGCCGATTTAAAAGCAAAAAAAGAAGCTGCTGAGAAAGAAGAACTTGAGCGTAAGGAAAAAATTGCTCGAGAAGAAAAAGAACGTCAGGATAAGATCGAAGCTGAAGACCGTGCGAGAAAGCTTAAGCAAGAAGAAGAAGATCGTGAACGTCGTCTTGCAAAAGAGAAAGAAGACCGTGAAGCTCGTGAAAAAAAGGAAGCTCAAGAAAGAAAGGAGCGCGAAGAGCGAGAGGCCAATGAAAAGGCGGCCAGGTTAGAAAAAGAAAAGCAAGAGGCTGAGGCTAAAAAAATTCGTGACGCCGAAGAAGCTGAAGCCAAAAGATTAAGAGATGAAAAAGAAGCGGCCGATAAAAAAAGGCGCGACGAGGAAGCTGATAAAAAGAGACAAGAGGAATTGAAAAAACAATCCCACTTAGATAACGTAGGCCTTCTTAAAACTTTTTACTCTAAGACCAAAAACCAACCTGAATTTGATGATATTAACAAGGCAATTATGTCTTACTTTTTAAAGGATGAATTAAAATGATTGACGAAATTACAACCGACGTAATGACTAAAAACCAAAAAATTGAACTGATTTGTGCCGAACTTCAAAAGAAAGCCGATGCAGGAGAGTTGATTGGAATGATTGATATTCCCATTGAAGTTTATCATCATCCTAAGTGCCCAGGTCTTTCTAAGACCGATGCAAACGTTATTCTAGAGAGTACTTTTCAGGAATACCGCAGAAGAAAAGACTTAGCTTTAAGATATTTTTCTGCCACGCCTGAAGAAGTTGATGCAGATGAAGAACTTCTGGAGTTTAAAAATAGCCTTGATAAATTTAAACATGGAAGAGCGGTTCATACTCTTTGTCTAGAGCCTCATAAATTCGATGATGATTTCATTTTGGAATTTGATGATAGTCAGAGGCCAAGGCCAATCTCTCAAAAGAAAGATGATAAGGCGATGTATGAAATCCAGCTGGATATTTATGATCGTGATTTCGTTCAACCGTGGAGAGAAAAAGCGGCCGGAAAAACAGTTCTCAAGACTAAAGTTTTTAACAAAGCTAAAAAGGTTGCGGAGATGATTAATGCTCATCCAACTTTTAGAGCTATCATGAAAGATGCTTTAATCGAACAGACTCTATTTTATTACAAGGATGGAGTTCTTTGGAAAACTAGGCCGGACATTTTAAACCCAAAATTAGAGCTGTGTCCTGATTTAAAAACATCACAGGATATTAGCACGAATGGATTTCAAAGATCGATTACGTCGTATTACTACGATCTCCAAGGCGCTATCCAGCTTGAAGGAGTTAAGGCGGTACTTGGTCGCGATTTCATGTTTGGTTTTTTTGCCGCTGAAGAGCACGACTGTCGTCCACTTCGTTTAGACGATGCCAGTTTAGAAGCTGGAAGAGACTTAATGAAATTGGCCGGAGAAAGATATAAGAACGGTATCGAAAGAGAAAAGCAAGGCCTTAAGACAGGATACTCGCTCGATTTCGAAATCATCGGAAATGCCCCATGGGGATTTAATATTGACTCGAGATCATAGGAGGAACCATGAGCCAGGAATTAGAGATAACGAAAGAGGATCACTTGCCGCAGACTTCGAATGAAAATAGAAGTGCGACAATCTCGAAAGAGATGCAGGCAAAAGTTATGGTTGCAAAAAGATTTCCCAGAGATTTGTTTGCGGCTGAAAAAAACATTCAGTTCATGTGTAGCAAGATTAAATTTGCAGATGGAGCGACTTATCAGCTTCCCAGAGGGGAGCAGACTGTAACTGGGCCATCGGTTCACCTCCTAAAGGGAATTGCTCAGGCTTATCAAAATCTCGAGCACGGGGCCATTATCGAGGATCGTGGGATCGATTACACTTCTGGGTTTGCTTATGGCTGGGACTATGAAAATAATCTTTATATTAAAAAATCTTTTTATGTGAAACATGAAAGATACACAAAAAAAGGAATAAAGAAAATCACAGACACGGCCGCAATCGATGAGATTGTTAATGCGAGAATTTCCAGAAACGTCAGGGGATGCCTTACAGAAATCATTCCTTGGGTTATAATTGAAGAAGCTCAGGAGGCTTGTGCCGCAACTGTTAAAGCTGAAATGGCAAAAACACCTATTGAGAAAAGAAGAATTCAGTCAAAAGAGCACTTTTCTAAAATGGGAGTTGACGACGAGTCCCTGAAAAACAAGCTTGGAAAAACATTCGATGAACTTGATGAAGAAGACTTACTTACTCTTAGAAAGGTTGCGAATGCAATCAAAGACAAATTCATCACTGTTGAGAACTGGCTTGGAATTGAAACACCTGAACAGGATCAAAAAACAACCGATCTAAATGATGCAATAAGGAGCGCGAGTGAGTCAGCAAAATAAAATTACTTACGATCAAGCAAAAGATTTATTAATGCCGTTCGGAAAGTTCAAAGGAGAGTCGCTAGGTGATTTAGTTGCCACTAACAAGCAATATCTCGAGTGGGCGCTGGATGAATTGACACTTCCTGCATGGTTAGAAGAAGCAATTATTATGATGCTAACAGATGGACGAGTGAGATCGATTAGATGAAAAAACCAGTAATGATTCCATTTATTGAAAATATCGAAAGATTTTTGTCTAAGATAATTGTTCATGGAAATGGTTGCTGGACATATTCTGGCCATATAACCAAGGATGGATATGGCCGAATAGAGTTTTCCCAAGAAAAAAGAATAATTGTCCTTGCTCACAGACTATCTTTTGAGCTATTCAACGGCCCCCTTGATCTTGAAAAAGTAATAGATCATGAGTGCATGAATAAAAAATGTGTAAACCCAGGTCACTTGCGACAGGTGACTCAAAAAATAAACTGTCTCGAGAACAATGGAGGATTCACAGAAGAAAATAGTAAAAAAACTCATTGCCCAAAGGGACACGAGTATAGCGAAGAAAACACTAGATGGTATATTAAAGGCAAACGAAGAAGTAGATCATGCAGGTCTTGCGAGAGGATTAAATGAAAAGTTATAAGAATTTATCAACATATCGTCTCAAAAAATCAAAAGAAGATTATGCCAAAAGAAGTCATATAAAAAAAGAAGTCAGGGATAATGTATTAAAAAAATACGGAGGAAGATGTTATCTTTGTGGGATTTTATCAAAAAAACTCACAATAGATCATATTCATCCAGTAAACAGAGGAGGATCGAGCGAAGAAAAAAATCTATCCCCAGCTTGTGCATCTTGCAATAACTTTAAAATGGAATTTACAATCGAAGAACTTAGAAGAGAAATTTCTCTCCAGGTTCATAGAGCTAGAAAGTATTCTGTTAATTTCAGAACTGCTGAGAGATTTGGATTAGTTTTTGAAGTCGATACTTCCGTTATTTTCCACTTCGAGAAGGTAAAAAATGAGCTATGAATCTAAAGATCCCTGTGCGGCCTGTGGACTTCAAGGAGACGGTCTCGTTTGCGAGCATCATATCTACACAAGAAAAGCGCATCCTGAGCACGCAGATAAGCCATGGAATAGAATTCCAGTATGCTTGTTTCATCACAATCAGTTTCACACTAAAGGGACTTCTTGGGTGGTCTTAAAATACGTGGGCGTTAAAATATGGCTTGAGCTTTATGGGTGGGAATACGATAAGTTTTATAAGAGGTGGACAAGATAAAATGACGGCCTTAGTATTTTTGGATGAAGAAAAACAAGTCGGGCCGTCACTGGGGTCTGCTTGATTACACTGGAGTATAGGTGGGCAGGATTAAAAAATAATCCCACAAACAATTAAAGTCAATTAATAAAAACCCAATTACGGGTTTCACGGAGGAATTATGAGCAATGTAAAAGTAAACATCACTGAAAAGCAAGCAGTAAAAGAAAAAGAAGCCACTCTTCAATTACCCTTTATGAAAGAAAGATCTTTAACAAAAAGAGAAAGGCAACTTCTTCGCGATCAATTGAAGTCAGGGGGGGATATTGTTGTTTCTACCTTTATTCATTGCAACGACACTGGTTCGCACTTCACAACTCAACCCAAGACGTCAGCCTTAATCACATTTAAAGAGAGATAAAATAAATGAAATGGTTTAAGCACATGTCAAATTCTCACAGAGATAAGACGCTTAAAGGTGTTTTCAGAAAGCACGGCCTCGAAGGAGAGGCCCGCTTCTGGAGACTTATTGAATTGATGGCGGAAGCTTTCGAGAACGATGACGTATCGTTTGACTTTGAATTGGAGAACCTTCGTGAATCTTTGCGCTTTAGATCGCTAAAGGATTGCCGATCGTTTCTTGATACATTGACGATACTTACCGATATGATTGTCGAATATTCAGGAAACGATTGCCGAATCACTTACGACAAGTTGTTGGATATAAAGGATAATCACTCCAAAAACTTGCAAGCGACCACCAAGCGACAGACAAGTAACTTGCCCCTAGAAGGAGAAGAAGAAAGAGAAAAAGAAGAAGAATTAGAGAAAGAGAGTATTGTCGTCAAAGACTCCGACACTGACTACACCCATCCGCTCGATCTAGATCCAAACAAAGTTAATTTGCCAAACGGAATGGAGGTTGTCACGGATAGTCGTATTCCGCCTGGAAGAGAATTCTATTTGAACTCAAAGTCTTTCGCACCGAAGAAGAGATGCGCGACTGACGTAAAGGATCATAGGCTCAAGTGGTTTATGGATTTATTCAACGATCACTGTGAGTCCCATGGAATGGTTCGAATAAAAGCTCTTAGCGAGTCCAGAACTAAAGCGATCGACAAGGGCATAAAAGCCATTGGGGACGATTGTCAGACTTGGCTTAAGGTTTTCAAGGTGGCTGGATCAAAAGGCTTTTCAAAGCCAAATGGAGACTCTTGGACGCCGGAGTTTGATTATATTTTCACAAAAGAAAATTATTTGAAATTCAGCGAAGCGGACTTGAGTAAAAAAATAATAAATACGACAAACGGCATCGATCACCTGCGAGATCTTGCCCAGTCAAATCCGTACTAGGGGGATTTGTGAAAAAAGAAATATACGATGAGTTAGTACTTTTATCAGGGGCCTTTGATAAGCCTCAGACGCCTCAAAGGCTAACAATCTACACCGAGGATCTTTCGGAGTACGATTCGAAATCAGTTATCATGGCTATTCGTGAAATCAGAAAGAGATGTAAATTCTTTCCGGCCCTGTCTGAAATTATCGATCTTGTAAAAAATCCCGGGCTTCCAACCGATGAGCAGGCGATCTTAATCGCAAATGAAATTATCGAGTGCCTATCACGCTTCGGAGCAAATAACGTGAAAGAGCTTCAGGCATTTTTAGGGCCGGAAAAATATGGAGTGATTGAGCGTGCTGGAGGATGGACTAATCTATGCATGGTAACGTATCAGGAGCTTCCATCGACTCGAGCACAACTTCGCGAGCTGGCCAAGGCATATTTGAATAGATCGAAGCTGGAAAGCTCTGGCGGGCCTCTTGTGATCAACACAGAACCCATCAAGACTCAACTTCAAAAAGTAAATTTCGGAGGACTGTTAAGTGAAACTTGCAACTGAGAAACAAAAAAATAAAATGCGAGATTTAGGAATTGCATTTTGTGAAGACATTACCTTGGACGAAGCTCGAGAGGCGTTGGCAGAAGAGCAGATCGGGAGAGTTGATGAAAAAAGAAAGGTTGCTGGGGACATTCATGTTGATTGTCTTTCTCTTCCTGGCGATCTTGGGGGATACGATGGATAAAAAAATATATTTAGAAGACCAAAAAACAATCTTGAAAAAATATCGAGAGCAGCATAAGAAATCCCTCAAGGAAGTTTCAGATGCTACAGGGATTGAGCTGACAAGGCTTAGTCGATTGGAGTCGGGAAAATATGTTATCAATGCAGTCGAGCTGGCCCTGCTGGAAGAGTATTATCAGATTTACTCTGGGCACTTGATGGCCGAACTTACTTGGAAAGTTACCGTGGAGAAAAGAGAATGTACTTAGAAACTTATTTATCAGTTCAAAGCGGAGATCAAATTCAGGTGTGTTTGGAGTACGAGTTGGCCAGGAAAGATTTCAATCCCAACTGTACGATTTTTGATATTGAAATTATAGGTGTTGAAGCTTTTAATGAAGTCGGCATTAAGCTGGATTTCGTGAGTGTTAAATATCTCGAAAGCGGCTCAATGAGAGATTTATTAGTGAAAAAAGCGCATGAAGTTGAGATTGAAAAAAGAGCTTAGGGGATTACAACTCCTAAGCTCTCCTGGCCAGAAATCACATAACGTAGTTTTAATTCATAGCAATTTCTAGTTGTGGACTTTTATCAGTGGCGTGTATGCTTCGTCAAGCACTATGCGATAGCTCGTAGAAAAAATTCTACTCCAGCGATCATGCACGCGCTTAAAATAAGACACGCTATTAAATTTTCTAAAGGACTTTTTTTCATTCTAACAATCATCTTTTCGCGCATAGTGCCCCCTTTTCAGCGAATTCTTTTTTATTTTCGCGTAACGACTCAAGTTCAAGGATGCATTTTTCAAGCGTGCGTACTTCTACTTTTATATGCTCGATAGTGCGAAAGTTTTCGAGTCCTTGATTAAGTGTCGCTTTTAAAGTTGATAGTCGCATTTTCCACATGTTTATCAAGTCGCTTTTGCTTCCAATTAAGTGCATAAAATCTCCTATAGTGCTTCCAGTTGATAAAGACGTTGAAACTTAAGCCACATTCTAACTTCGGGATTCATGCTTCCAGCTTCCAGCTTAGAGATAGTCCCTTGAGTGACGCCTAAAATGCCGGCCAGGGAAACTTGATTCATTTTTTTTTGCGCTCTAATATGAAGCAATAGGATTGCGAACTTGTTACGCTCGGGCTTCTTATTCAACTTTTTGATTTTTTTATAAATTGGATTTTTTTCGTCTAAGATCATTTGTTCATCCTAAAATGCTTAACAAGGGCTTCAAAAGCCACTTCTTGAAGTGCTTCTTTATCTGGCCCATGGAATTTTAAAATTTCTTCAATGTTCTTATAAATTTCTGGAATTTTCATAAGACTAACTGGCACACGATCGAAATGTTTTTTAAATGCCTCTTTTACTTCTATATCTAAATTTTTCATCTTTCCCATAATTAAGCCTCTTTATTATTAAGTTTATCGTTGATTTCCTTAGCAACGCCTATCCAAGCTTGGGCACTGATGAAGCCGTTTTTCGGATAGTCTTTTTCAGAAGATTCACTAACGCTTTTTGAAAATTTATGTAAGGCATCCATTACAAATAGTTGTGATAAAGCTCCGTATTGAGAATTTTCCATTATGCCTTTCACTATCTGAACATTTGTTTTATTTTTTTTACTCATTTTTTAGTCCTTTTTACAAGTTTAAATAGGGCCAACAATTCTTTACGAGTGTATCCCTTTAAGATCATTTTTTTAGTGAGACTATGCGCCTTTTTTAGCTTTAGTTTTTTCATGTAAAAACGCCTTTCCCTCGTCAACAGTGCTCAATAGAACTAACGTAGTTTTTTCGTTTAGCTTGTGGGCTTTTATCGTGTTATGAGTTGTGTTGTCAAACGCTTCGTCTAGGAAGTCGTTCATTCTATCGTTTAAGTCGTTAACTAAGTTCTCGATTGACTGGCACGCTGTAACGATTGCGAAGTCTGGCTTCATAATGTCCTTATTCGAGTCCCAAAGCTTGTTATGTTGTGCGCACAGGGCTTCGATATCAGCTCGGATAGCCTTGTAAAATAGTTGTTCTAGAGGGCTTAAGTGAGCTGTTTCGCTCGGGCGCTCCATTACAAGTCCAATATAGCCGTCTTGATAAACTTCCTTAGTAAGATCGATAGCAACTTGCATTTGCATAGCCAGTGATTTTGATTTTTTCATTTTGTAATCCTTATTATGTAGTAAGTTAGTCTGATAGGATTATTTTAATCTATATGTGAGCTGTTTTGTCGGGAATAACGCTAATACTGTAAAATCTACATACTTGTCAAATTTCAGCCTAAAATAAATATGTAAAATAAGTACTTTACAATCTGACAAATTCGCTATGTAATTTTTGCACACACACGAACTAAGCATGAAAAAAAGGATGGATTTTTTATGGCATACTGTATTAACGTTAAGGCGCGACGCCCTAAAGTAGAATTATTGGATGGAGACGCACTGGATTATGATCTTAAGTTTTTTGGAGTAAAAAGAGCTAAAGATCTCGACTTCGTTAACTTGAAGCATAAAGTTTTCGAGCAACTTTCAGACGCAGAAAATTTCCTAAAAGAATTCACGCGCATCAATAATAGTTTGGATAACAAGCTAATCTGTAAAAGCCGTGAGCTTCCAACTTTAAGGATGCCACGCGCCTATATTGTTCTGGCGCTCATGGGCGAAAAAACACTAACAGAACGTCGAAAGACTAAAAACTGGAAGCCCGGCCAGCTATTCAACATTCAAGATCAAACTTTTTTCCTAACAGTTAGGCTTAAAAAAATAGCTGAAATTGGGCCGCAAAAGTTTATCTTTCATTTTGTGAAAGCTTAAAATTTAAAAAAATTTACACTGGAGTAAAAATGTTATCAATTACATTGAAGCGGAAACGCGAAAAGGTTGTTATCACAACTAAGAGCAATGAGACAATCGAGATTCGGCTTTCAGAGCGAAATAAAGCCCCTTTCGTAAGGCTTGGATTTCAAGCCGATCAAGATATCAAAATAAAAAGAATCCCTCTAGAAATCAAAGGAGACGTCTGCAAGTGCGACTTCTGCTTGGAGAGCATACCTTGGAGGCCGACGGAAGAAGAAAAAAATAAAGAAATTTTTTGTTCAAAAAAATGTGCATGGCTTTATGAGGCTGCTCGAAAAGAGTACGATCCATTGAAGGGTCTTAAGAAGTGAGTGTCTTTAATTTGGAAAAAATCACGACGGAAAGATTTTTTGTAAAGATAAATAAAAATGGCCCCATGTCTGAACATCGCCCCGACCTTGGAAATTGCTGGATATGGAATGCGGCAACCTTGAAAAGCGGCTATGGGATTTTTGGAGGAAATGGATGGCAGACAACAGCGCATCGATACTCTTATCAGATAGAAAATGGGGAAATTGAAAACAAAAAGATGCATGTAGATCATCTTTGCAGGGTAAGGAATTGCGTCCGTCCTTCGCATTTGGAGTTAGTAACTCCGACAGAGAATTACAGGAGAGGCCAAGGATGGAGTGGAAATAATTTTAGAAAAACTCATTGTAGAAAAGGCCACGAGTTCACGAAAGAAAATACAATCAAGGAAAAACTTGGAAGAAAATGTAAGACTTGTAATCTCGATAGAGTTAAAAAAAGAGGAAAGGAAAGATATTGGGAAGATGTTGATAAAGGAAGAGCTATTTCAAGAATGAAAAATAAGAAACACAGAGGTGTAAAGTGAAAGATCCGATAATAAAAACACATAAACAACTAGCTGAGCACATAAAAGGAAAGAGAATTTTAATGCAAAATTCCCTCGGCAAAGACTCTATTCTTGCCCTAGAGTGGCTGTGTAAGTACGCCAAACCCAGCAAGGTTGTATCCATATTTTTTAAATTTTTGGCGTCTCATCCTGGCGATGAGCCCTACTTGGCCTATTTAAAGAAGCGTTATCCTGATGTTGAGTTTTTAGTAGAACCTGATGCGATTGAATTGTCACAGATCTCTGCTGGAGTTTTTCAGTGTCCCGACTACACTCTCCGCGAAGTAAATCATTTTGAATACATCGAGTTTTCTAGAGAGAAACAGCTTGAGGAAATTTGCAAAAAATATGAGATTGATTTTATGTGCAATGGAGCTTCTAAATATGAGTCATTTGCCCGCAGAACTAAATTTCATCAAAAGGGCCTTGTTTTTAACGGGGTTATTTTCCCATTGGGCATGATGAGTAAAAAAGAAGTTATTGATCTTTTAAAATCAACTGGACTTAAGCTTCATCCAAGTTATAAATTTGCGTCGTCTGGATACGACATGCCGTCTTATTTCAAAATGCGAAGTGGGATGTTGGCAAACAAAGAATACCGTGACAAGCTCTTTAGGATTTATCCGATGCTCGTATTGGATATGTATAGATATGAAGTGTTACTTAAACCACTGGAGGAAAAAAATGTTAAAAGTAAAAGTTAAATCAATGGCCGAAATTAAGAAAACTTTCGAGGGAAATGTTCTCTACAGTCGTCACGCAGACGACACTCAGACTTTCACTGAGGGGATGGCTTATTTTTGTGGCCAGACTATCGAGGTGTCAGAGCATAAGACTCTTAAGCAGTATGTTCAAAAAAGAGAAAGGACGGAATTTGTGGGAGCTCCTGACGAATTTTACTGGCACAAAGACTGGGTTGAAGTAATTTCAGACGAAGTTATTCTCTTTCAAGGAGAAGCCGGAGAAGACATTAAAAAGGGCGACCTTGTAAATTTCAGAGGCGACGGAATAGTAGTTAAATCTAAAGCACAATAATGTGCATTTTATACTGGAGATATTTGAATGAATGATGATGAAAAATTAGTGGCGAAGGGGATTTTGTTAGTGCTGTTTATAGCCGTGCTGATCATAGGGGGATGCAACTCTTATGAGACCGTGAGCACTGGCCATCAAGGAGTAAAAACAAGTTTTGGAAAAATTGAAAAAGTCGGCCTGGAGGAAGGGATTCACTTCTTTACTCCGTTTGTTGGAAATAGAATTTCACAAGTTGACTTGAGAGTTCTAGGGACTGATGGGGAAGAACCTACGTTCACGAAAGACAATCAGGAAGTAAATGTTAAGTACACAGTGAACTTTAGATTTGATCCGAAGAGTGTAGAGTTCATTTACAGAAACGGCGGAGTTGCTTACTTTAACACGGTTGCGCCAGCAATTATTAAAGGAGTAATGAAGGAAGTTGTTGGCCAGTTCGATGCTGAAACTATCGTTTCAAAAAGAGCTAAAGTGAACGACGACGTTCAGAGAGAGATTGCCGAAAAGCTTTTAACGAAGTTTATCATCCTTGAAAATTTCGAGGTTACTAACTTTGCTTTTGATCCTGAATATCAAAAAGCCATTGAGGCTAAGATGATCGCGACTCAAAAAGCGAAAGAAGCAGAAAATCGCACAGCGGAATTTGAGCAACAAAAGAAGCAGGCGATCTTAACAGCTCAAGGACAAGCTGAGGCCATGAGAATTAAGTCGGAAGCTCTTGCGCAGAATAAGAACCTTGTCGAATACGAATGGGTTAACAAATGGAAGGGAGACATGCCACAAACTCTTTTTATCGGCAATGGGCAAATGCCAATGATCAACCTTGGGCCACAGGCTAAAAAATAATCATCGGGGCTTCGGCCCCTTTTCCACTGGAGGGAATATGAATAAAAATGATGCAATGAAGTTGATGATCGATGGAAAGAAAATTGTAGATACTAGTCACAGAATGATTCACTACTACAGTTTTGAGGATGGAGGTTTTAAGTTCACGAACGACAAGGGACAAAAATCAACTGCTCACATGCCTGATATTAATTGCTTTGAAATTTTCATGGTTAAGAAAACCAAAACCGTGGACGGATTTACAACTAAAGCCAACATGGCACTTCTTAGAAAAAAAGAACGTGTTCAGCTAACTTTTAGTATTGAAAAAACCAAGCAATGCTATCTTCCTATTCGCGTTTCATGGGAAGAGGTTGAAGAATGATTTGCTCAGTACATGAGACAACTCTGTACAAGCTAACTGGAAAGTGTCGTCATTGTGACGGCACTGGCTGGGAAGTGTTCGACGAGAACCTTGAAAAGTGCGGAGAGTGTAACGGAAAAGGGACTAAAGAATATCAAATGTGCGCAATTTGCGACGAAGAAAAATAATTTTACACTGGAGTAAAAATGAAAACAATTGACTGGAGTAAGCAGCACTGCGGAGTGATGCTTTGTACCTTTGAAAAAACAATCGAATTAATGCCCGACGTAGCCCCAATCTTAGAAGAGCTTAAGCCCCTCCTAGAGCTTCCCATTGAAGATTATCTTGTAGATGTCAAGGTTCATATGTTGATGCCGGGAGAATGGCCATGTATTCCCAATTGGCATCGTGACTTTATTCCTAGAGATGAAAATAAAGTAAAACAGCCGCATCTAGTGACCGGAGAAAAAATGTTCATCTGGATTAGTGGCCATCCGCTAACCGAGTTCGCATCCCCCGGAGACAATTATCTATTGGAACCGGGCGTATGGATGCCGTTCACTCAAAATGATGTTCACAGAGGAACCATGAGTAATGAGCATACATGGAGAGGATTCTTGAGAGTCATTCCTGCAAAGTTTGTTCATCCCGGAACCTTGAACGTGGGCCAAATCAGAAGGCACACTCAAGTGTATTTAGATGCTGCAAAATATAAATGGTAAGCGTAAGTAATTTAGAGGCGGTTATGAACTTAATCGCCTGCCAACCTCAATATCAAGTTCTTCCCGAGGAAGTCCAAAAAATATGGGATGGCGAAATAGATCCATCAAGTGAAGAATTTTTAAATTTATTAAATACTAGGAGTAAAGAAGCTTATGAGCAATGGAACAGAAAATACAAAGTCAGTGGAAGCGATGATCTTGGATGCGATGGAAGTACTGGAGCAAAAAAAACTCCTTAGCGAAGAAGATCAAAAACTCGCAACGACAGTTTTAAGCACGGTTATTACAAGAATGCAGTTAACTCAAGAAGCAGGAGCTAAGATCGATCAAATGGATTGCATGATGAACACTTCATTCATTATGGGATGGATAAAGGCAAAGAGATCGCTGATTAGTAAGCCAAAACTTTCAATCGCAGAAGAAAAGAAGACCGTATTCTGGAGCTGTGATCAAGATCAGGAAATATTAACATGCGATAGTGCAGATGAAGCGATCGAGCAGTTTCTTGATGGCCAAGAAATTATGCCGGAAACAGTAACGGTCTACGGATTCTCTAGAAAGCCAGTTGATAAAAAACTACTCACTGAAAGGATACTGGAAATCTCTCAAGAGCATCTAGATGAAGAGAATGGCGGAGAAAATGGACACGATATAAATACAGAGATCGAAAATGCCGCAGAAGAATTTGCCCAGGTCTACATCGACAATTTTGAGTCTTGGCAATGTGAAAAAAATGAAGAGATTACATTTAACACAAAAGAGTGGATTGAAAAGAATCATCCAGACTGGAGCAAGTGATGAGCGAGATGACAGACATGGTTATGGAAGGCATCTTGTGCCAGTGTTGCGGAGTTTACATCGGAGAAGGGGATGGATACCCAGAAAGCTGTAAAGACTGCGAGGAGGAGTAATGGCACAGGTTAGATCACACATATACATTTGCGACAACTGCGACAATAAAAGCGAAGATATGAAGTTTTCCGATCGTCTTCCTTACAACTGGAGCGTGGTAGTTATTTCTAGCAAGAAAGGTTCGTTTTTCGGAGAAGAGATCACTCTATGCTCTTCGTGCAATGGCCAATCGAGCAGGGAATGGAAAGAAGTTCAAAGAAAAACATCTCTAGATATTATCGGTAGGATTTTTAAAATAGCTTTCTCTAGAAGAAAGAAGGATGAAGAAAAATGAAAACACTAATCGTTATTATGGCTGTAATTATCGCCTATCAAACAAGCTTAATTATCAGATCTCAATCGACTGCAACTAGAGCTTTAAGGCAAACTGACGAGGCTGTTGCCTTGGCTGAAAAGATGGAAAAAACTGCTCTCGATGCTCAGGAGGGATGGGCAGAGTGCATCGGCATTAGGAGCATGGGAATATGAAAGGTTTAGAAAAAAAGTTTCACGTTGTAAAATTAGCCACGCCAAACATTAGAGTCGATGCAATCGTACTGGAGTTTGAAAATCCCATTGCGAGAAAATCTATTTTTCATTGGGCTGTCGAGATGAAAAGAATCGATCCTAAGCTAACCTTTGACGTGTGTGACAAACTTGAACTGGAAGAGCTTGCTTACATTTTCACGATTAAGGACACGCATCACGCGGACACTAGAATGATGTTTTTAGAGCAGGTAAGAGCAGAGCTGGCAGAGTATCGACAAAATGCTCAAATGCATGGATGGCCACTGTGATCACAGTGGTAAAAGACTGTAGGGGTCTGATCTTTAAATTCACAGAGGGAAACTTTGCTGACAAAAAAAGAGGATCGATCTCAACTAGGAGATCGATGATTCTTTTAAAAAGGGAGTCATGCCAACCTGGAAACTCTCTTTGTCTAGAGTGCTCAGAGCTTCTTAAGGATGTTATGGAGCATGATTTTTCATGCGAGTACAGCTCAATACCTGAGTCGGCAAACGAGTATAAAAAATATAGACTTATTCCCGAATACGACTCAGAGGATGATGGAGGCTTTGGCTACGGAGGAAGCTATCTCTCTGACTTTGAATTCAGGGAGGTTGTGTGACAAGTATTAGATACTGCGCTCAAGCAGACAGATATAAAAAATACAACTGTTGCGAAGCTAAAATCCAAACCAAGTCGGACAATCCTCAAGGTTACGATGCTCTTTGTGATAATTGTAAAATTGTGCAAATGCAGGATGATCTTAAAGAAAGAAATGATCTACTAGAGAAGGCGTACCTTGGGCTTAAAAGAGAAGATGGATGCTGGAACACTAGAGGATTTTGCAGATCCCAATGGTTGGAAGAGTATGAGGCTATGAAAAAATGATCATCTATTCAAAAAGAATGTGGATTAATATCTTGGCAACAAAGGGCATCGGAGCGATTAACATCGGGATGCCTTTGGTTGTCGAAGATGAAGTTTATGAACAATTAATTAAGGAGTTTGGAGATGAACGATCTAGAGCAAGAGATTTTGAACCAAGAGATAGCCTCGAGGAAGCAAAAAAATACGACGTCAAAGAAAAAATCAGAAGGAAAGAAGAGTTCAAAAACTTCGTCGCCCAAAGTGCCAAAAGAAAAGGTAAAAAAGGAAAAGGTTTTTAAGCTTAAGAAAGATCACATTATTTGCCCGAGCTGTAATGGGATGGGTACAGAGTTGGAAATTACAAGAACCATTTGCCCAGTCGATTCAGATATAGCGACGATCCCTTGCTCTTCATGTGAGGGAAAGGGTCAGTATAAACCCAGAAAGGCAAAACAGGTTAAATCGGAGAGTGAATTAGTCCATGAGTATGCCAACAGGGTAATGGACGGAAAAGCGGCCAGGGGGCACGCAGACGATCGTTTTGCGTACACTCAGAAGGAAAACCAAACCAATAAGCAATTGTGGATGGATCAGGATTTCTTCTGCCACTTAGCATTTCAGTCGGCCGCTCAGAAATACGACTTCATGGCGTTTCTCGAGAAGAACTTTAACTTCGAATTTGACGAGGTTCCTGGACATCAAATTCAGATCGCCAACGGATTTCGACTTGGGAAGCTCATGGGATGCGATTTAAAAGAGGAAAAGGCGGCCCCTTATCCTTATGCAAACCTAGATTTACTTCCGCTTGTATTGGACGAGGAGGCGCTGTGAAGAGCAACACTCACGAAATGACTTGCTGGACTTGCTATGAATACCTAGGTGATGAGTATGATCCTCAGCCATGTTGTTCAGGGCATATGTGCGGATGTCGTGGATTGCCAACAAACCCTCCGTTTTGTTCTCCAGAGTGCATGGACAACTACGGCAAGGTTGAAAAACGTGAAACTTTGAGCAATAATTAAATCTATTGCAATAGAAGAAATTTCACAAGGAGATCTCAAATGGCTAAAAAAAGACAAGTTGGTACTAAAAAAGACTTCCAAAAGCAATTCGCTGCGGCTGGAAAAAACGTGGGGGCGAAAGCTAAATCTCGCGGAAAAATCGCTAAAGGAAAAGCGTCTCAAGGCGCAATCGGTTAGTAAAAAAATACCAATCTATATACGGCGGTTACGCACAATTTGAGAATAGAACAAGTCACTGACGTCATGAGTCCCTTGAGGACGATCCTGAAAAATGGAACGACATACGGATGGAATATCAAATTAACAGTAGAGGTAGAAGGGGCTTGCAAAGGCCCCTTTTTTATTTTAGGCTATCTGTACTTAAGGCGGTGTAGTTGAGTTGGTACAACACGGGGCCGCACATCCCCGAGTCCGCTGGTTCGAGTCCAGTCACGGTCTTGATCTTTATGGGAGATGGTCGTAACGTTCGATCGAGGAATCCACGCCGAAGCCGCAAGGTGATTAAGGATGGACAGAGTTCGAAACTCTAATCTCCCCGCATTTTAAAAATTTAGCCAATAATACTGGCTTTAGTCGAAAGACAGAATATGGTGTGGGAGTTCCAGTTAAACCCAACTTGTGGCATGAAGACGATCTTTGCTAAAAAAAAGGGAGACTCGTATTCTCCCTTTTTTTATTTGAACTATCCGGAAATTCCGGAATGTTAGAAAAATCTTCCGCCAGCTTCTTTAACCTTGTCGAAAATCAAATCTTTTATGGCCTGTTTATGATCGTTTGTATCGCAGTCAATAATCAAAACAATCCTCTTATTTTCAACCGTAGTCTTTTCATCAACCTTATCGAAAGCCTCTTCTGCCGTCATTTCTTTAACTGGCTCAGGTTCTGGAGGAGCAACTGGAGTGCGATTGATCAGATCAGGAAGCCTTTCTCTGTCGGCAATTCGCTCAGGCCCTGCAGAATTTTTAAGGTAATCTTCGTCCGACTCCTCTTCTTCGTCATCATCGGAGAGCACTGAAGAGATCTTAACTTTCTCGATTTGAACCGGAGCAATGTCGATATCCATGACACGCAACTCCTCTAGGTCAAATCCAGCCAGAGAGATATCCAAGTCAGGAACGTTTGCAAAGTTGATCCTTAGCAGATCGGTATCCCATTGACCTTGAATTTTGTTTGCAGCCAACATTGCCTCAGTTTCTTTCTTCTTGTCCCACAGTACCTCACGATAGGAAAACCTCTCTCCGTTTCCGCCTTCAATGTATCCGATCGCTGACGTCCCAGTAGGAGTTGGAGGGTCGAATTTCTTCTCTATTTTGATCTTCCCTTCATCCAATATGGAGCTTCTTTGATGGCCAGAAACAAGGCTATTTGTAGACTTGTTAAATACAATTCCACCAAGATCTCCAAACTCATCAATGGACTTCTTTAGCGATTTCTTCATTTTTTCGCTAATTTTTCTAGGATTCATTTTGTGCGGTGTTAGGTCTTTAACTTTCATGTTCCTCCAAATATTTTATTGCGCTTGAAAGTCTGGAAATACTGTCTCCAAAACCTCCAAGAGCTGTGTTGCATTTAAAACAAAGCATTCCTCTTACTTTTCCGTCACTGTGTCGATGGTCTACAAATAAGACTCCCTCTGGTTTTGTTTTGCATATTGCGCATTTTCCGTCTTGGGATGCAATCATGCTCTCTACTTGAGAGATTGAAATTCCGTATTTTTTCCTATAAGAAGAATCTCTCCACTTAATCTTCCCCTTTTCACTTTTCTTATAAGCCCTGCCATGAGCTCTTATTTTCAATTTCTTCTCAGGGGTTAGGTTAGATCGATACTTTAAAGAGCTGAGATTCACACAAGGTCTACACCAAGCGCTTATACCGTCTTTACGAGAGGACTTCACTCCAAACATGGATAATTCGTGTTCTTTTTTACATTTCGTGCGCACTTTCATTCTGTTTTTATATCCTTTATGCAAATTTTTCATCATAGATGCAATTTTTGCATACTAAAATGCCAATTTGAAGCTATTATTTGATCATGGATAAGCCAGACATCGAATTAGTTAAAACCCGCAAAGGGACAACATACAAGACCAAGAAGACAAGTGGTCGTCCTGAGAAGCTTAATCAGAAGATCATCGATAAGATGTGTATGTATTTGAGAATGGGGCTTTATCTTGAGACTGCATTAACTATGGTCGGTATATCACGCACCACGTTTAAAACATACGTCGAGAAAGGAAAAGCCAAGCCAAAAAGCATCCACGGCGTATTTCTGCAGGCCATCGACAGAAGTCTGGCTGAAGCCGATGTTAGGGATATGCAAGTAATCGATCGCACCGCCCAAGGCTCCGAGACTAAGTTTCTCCGATACGACAAAGGGACTATCGATCCCGAGACTGGACTCGACGTGTCGGGACAACTCGTCTTCGAAGAAGGTCGTTACGGAAAAAACGTCGTCGTCCAAGAACAAGGGATTGCTCCGAACTGGCAGGCAGCGGCTTGGAAGCTTCAACAGCGTGCCCCTCTTCGTTATGCTATTAATAAAGACCGAGAGGACAACCTGGGGAAAGAGATTAAGGACAATGCCAACGATGAAACGTTTACAATCAACTTCGTTAAAACTGGAGTAAAAATTGGTGACTGAGTTGCCCGATTGGGCAGAGCTATTGATGAAGCCTAAGAGGTATAAAGGTCTACGCGGTGGTCGTGGATCTGCTAAATCCCATTCAGTGGCGTCAGTCCTATTAATTAAAGGAAGAATGGCCCCACTCAGAATTCTGTGCTCGAGAGAGTTTCAGAACTCTATCAGCGAGTCGGTCCACAAATTGCTCGAGTCAAAGATCGAAGCAATGAAAATGCAGAACTTCTACACTGTTTATAAGAACGCCATCCTAGGAAAGAACGGCACAACGTTCTTCTTTAAAGGTGTTCATATGAACGTTTACTCGATCAAGTCGATGGAAGGAATTGATATCCTCTGGCTTGAGGAAGCTCAAACGATTTCAAAAGCATCATGGGAAATCCTAATCCCTACAATCCGTAAGCCAGGTTCTGAAATCTGGGCCACATTCAACCCTGAGAACGACGACGATCCAACATACACTCGCTTCGTGCAGGTCGATAAAGACGGTAACGAGATCTCGATCAACAACGAACACATGCTATCACTCGAGATCAACTGGCGTGACAATCCTTGGTTTCCCGAAGAGCTCCGAAAAGAGATGGAATGGATGCGCGAGACCGATCCCGATCTCCATGAGCATATCTGGGAAGGAAAATGTAAACGAAACTCAGACGCTCAGATTTTCAATAAGAAATGGGCAGTCAGAGAGTTTGAGCCAGAGCCTACTTGGTACGGACCTTATTACGGTGCCGACTTTGGTTTCTCTCAAGATCCGTCTACTCTTATCAAGTTCTACATCGATCCGATCGCAATGAACCTTATGATCTATCGTGAGGCCTGGGGAATTGGAGTCGAGCTTGATGACTTACCCGCTTTGTATGATACTATTGAAGGGTCACGCCACGAAACAATTAGAGCAGATAGTGCTCGTCCAGAAACGATCAATCACTTACAGAAAAAGGGATTTATCATGACTGGGGCAGAGAAATGGGCCGGATCGGTTGAGGACGGAATCGAATTCATTCGAAGCTTTAAAAAGATCATCATCCATCCTCGTTGCCCAAGAACTGCCATTGAGTTTAAGAAGTACTCGTTCAAAGTTGATAAGCTTACAGGGACGGTTACTTCGATCGTTGTGGATGCGTGGAACCATTGCATTGATGCTATTAGATATGGATTAGAACCAATGATCGGACAAAACGGATTATCAATCCTCGATGTTCTCGGTCGATCACGATAGGGAGAGTTATGAGTAAGAAGAAAAACAAAGCTAAAAGAATGAGCAGGATGAACGTCGCGCCTGTCGTTGCTCCTGTCGTACAAAATCCGGCGACAGTAAACAATTTCGACAATGGGATACAATCTCCTCGTGAGAACGGTCTTGATGGAGTTATTTACGGGATGCAGAGAGAAGTTGACTCCGTTCAGGTTTCACAAGTTGACACTCTCCAAAAGAACCTACGCTACTATCTCGTTTCCAATATGCGACAACTCCTGTCACAGCTTTATGTGGAGATGGGATTTGTCCAAACGATCGTTGATGTCCCTGTGAACGATGCTCTTAGAGGCGGTGTAAAGATCCACTCTGAGCAGATCTCTCCAGACGAAATCAAAGAACTCGAGCGCGAGATGGATGAAGAGGGCGATCTCGAAGTTCTTGGCCAGGGATTAAAATGGGCCAGACTTTTTGGAGGTGGTGGAGTTCTAATCATCACGGGACAAGATCCAGAAACTCCGCTGGACAGAGAGGCTTTAGAAGGTGAGGAAGTTTACCTTCGAGCTGTTGATATGTGGGAATTATATTACACTCGACAAAACACTGAGGACTACTCTCTTTCTATCGATGGAGAAACGGATGAGTTGATCGCTAATAACGATGAGGAGTTCTTCGACTATTACGGTCACAGAATTCACAAGTCTCGAGTGATCATCTTTAAGGGAATTGAAGCTCCGTCTTTTGTTCGCCCTCGCCTACGTGGATGGGGAATATCAATCGTCGAAGTAATGGTCCGCTCGATCAATCAATATTTAAAAGCGACAGATCTTTCCTTCGAGCTTCTAGATGAATTTAAGCTTGATATTTTCAAGATCAAAAACTTGGCAGCGACTCTCCTTCGTCCAGACGGAGAAGAGATCATTATGAAAAGGGTTGCTCTGGCCAATTATCAAAAGAACTATCTCAACTCAATGTCGATGGACATGGAAGACGACTATGTACAAAAGCAACTATCGTTCTCGGGAATGGCTGAAATTCAGCAGGGTATTCGCGTACAGCTTGCATCTGACCTTCGTATGCCGATTACAAAACTGTTTGGGGTATCGTCGGCCGGATTCAACTCGGGCGAGGATGATATCGAAAACTACAACTGCACAGTCGAATCATACAGATCGTCAGGAGTTAAAAGAGGTATTGTTAGGCTCATCAAGGTTCGATGTGCCCAAAAATTTGGAGTTGTACCTACAGATCTCGAAATCGAATTCCAGCCTCTTCGAGTTCTTCCAGCCGATCAGGAAGAAACGGTCAAGGATAAGAAGTACTCGAGACTTATGCAGGCCCGCGAGCGTGGCGAGATTACATCAAAAGAATTCGCCGACGCGTGCAATAAGGAAAACCTACTTCCGATCAAAATCAAAGGTGCGCCTGAGCGTGCCCAGAAGTTATTAGAAGAGTCGGAAGTAAAGACTCCA